GCTTGTCCTGGTGGAGTTAATAAAGCACTAGGTATAGCATATTCTATTCCTTTTAATAAATATAAAAATGTAACTAAAATACCAACAATTTTAGAAAATGTATCTTTAAAAGCTATCAAAATAAATTGAAGTTGAACTAATAAATTAGTTGCTATACCATATATATTACTTACAATACTAAATATACCTGTATTTGTTGAAGATCCTAAATTAACTATACCAGACATTGTTTGACTAATATCTTGTCCAATAGTTCCTATATTTCCTACCATCCATCTTAAAGGATCCATCAAATATTGAGAAAAGTTAAAGTTGTAATTTTGAGCACAATAAGTAAATGTTTCTTGGGGATCATGTCCAAAAATTCCTGCAAATGGTATTATCATTGGATTACAACGATATAAAGACCAATTATTTTGAATATGTTTTATACCTACTCCTAATAAATTTGTCAATTGTAATAATGCAAATATAATAACTATTAAAATACTTTGAAATATATATTGTCCATCCATAATAAAATATACTGATAATATATTTTTTTATTTATATTTTTATACTTTACCTCAAATTAATCTCTATTTCTGGCATTTACTAGCATTATTATATTGATTAGTTAATCCTTTGATCCAATTCATATTAACAGTATTATGAGTATGTTGACCCACAGCATCATGCCATCCAAATTGAGACCAATCTGGAGTTACAGCTATGAAAGGTTGTCTAGCAATATCATAAGGTTTTTGAGCATCTCCATGAGAGATTGAGGCACCATTATGTTCAGTACAATCATCTTCAGCTCCACCAAAAAATACTTTTCTACTCTTAGATTTTCTTAATCTTTTTCTTTTTCTTTTAGATTTTCTTTTAGACTGTCTTTTATATCTCTTTTTTGATTTTTTATTTTTTATTATATTTTTTTTATGTTTTCTAGTTACTTTTTTATTTTTTCTTTTTTTACCACCATTAAAAGTAGAGAGAAATAATTGAGTAGCACATTTTTGATTTAACCCATCTAATGAAGCTCCATGATAAGGGTTATTAAGATTTGGATTAGTTGTATGATACTGATTTATAGGACTTAAATTTGTAGGAGAATCAGCCATTATTATATTATAAAAAGAAAAAATAAAATTTATTAATTATAATCTAAAGGTAATTTTAAAAATATGTGTATAAATTAATGAATCAATTTGATAGAATCAATTTAGAAAAAATGATAAAAACAAATAATGTTGAGGATTGTACTAATGAAATTAGAGAGAAAGGACATAGTTTACTTATTAAAAAAGATATTGATACTTTATTAAATATTAAAAAACAATATAGCAGACTTAAATCAAGCAATCCAAATGAATTTGACAAAATTTGTGTTTCAAGATGTCAGTTTATCTTTAATAATTATACAGATATTTTTAATAAAATTAAAAAAGATGAATTAGATTTAAATATATTAGGAAAATTTTTAGAAGTATTAAAAGAAATTGAAGATGGAAAACTAGATCAACACGAAGGAGCATATAAAGTAGGTTTATTACTTAAAGATATGTATCTAGACAGTGCTGTTAAAAAAGCTGATAAATTAAATGAAAAATATAATAAAGAAGAAAAACCTGTTAATAAAAAACCTAAAAAAATTTCTTACGCAGAATTTAAACAAAAGAATAATTAATTTTAAAAATTGAATTATATATTATTAATTAAATAATAATATATGACTTATACTTTGGTTATTGTAGAATCTCCTGCCAAATGTTCAAAAATAGAATCTTATTTAGGTTCTGGTTACAAATGCATGGCAAGTTTTGGACATTTAACTAAATTAACTTCATTAAAAAATATAGATATTGAAAATAATTTTAATTTAACTTTTAATATTATTGAGGAAAAAGCCAAACAAATTGCCAAATTACAAAAAAGTATCAATAATGCTAATGATATCATTTTAGCTACTGATGATGATCGAGAAGGAGAAGCAATTGCTTGGCATATCTGTAAATTATTTAAATTAAATATTAATACTACAAAACGTATTTTATTTAATGAAATTACTAAAACAGCTATTAATAAAAGTATTAATAATCCTACAATTTTAAATTTAAATTTAATTAATGCTCAACAAACAAGACAAATCTTAGATCTACTTTTAGGTTATAGAATATCTCCAATTCTTTGGAAAAATATTTCATCTAATATTAAAAATTCTTTAAGTGCAGGAAGATGTCAAACTCCTGCTTTAAGACTTATTTATGATAATTATTTGGAATTAAAAGATAATACTGGAAAACAAGTTTACAATACAACTGGATACTTTACAGATAAAATGTTTTGTTTTAATTTAGATTTTCAATTTACTGATAACAAAGAGGTTAATAAATTTTTGGAAAAATCTAAAGATTTTAATCATATTCTCTCCCAAGATCCTAAAAAAGAATCTAAAAGAAATCCACCACAACCTTTTACAACTAGTTCTTTACAACAATCTGTTAGCAATAATTTACATATTTCTCCAAAAGAAACTATGAAAATATGTCAAACCTTATATGAAGAAGGTTTAATTACATATATGAGAACTGATTCTAAAATATATAGTAAAGAATTTATTTTATCTACTCTTGAATATATTAAAAATATATATGGTGAAGAATTTGGAAATAATTTATTTCAAAATAATATTAATAGTAAAAAAGAAAAAAATAATGCTCAAGAAGCTCACGAAGCTATAAGACCTACAAATATAAAAATTCAAAACATTGATGAAAAATTCTCAAAACGAGAAATTAATATTTATAAATTAATTTGGAAAAACACAATACAAAGTTGTATGTTACCAGCTATTTACGATACTATTTTATTTAAAATACAAGCTCCAGATAATTTAATTTATAAAATGACTGGAGAAAAACCTAAATTTTTAGGTTGGCAAATTATTAATCCCATTAAAGATAATCTCTCTGAAACAGCTTTTAATTATTTACCTAAATTAACTAATAAACATATTAATTATAATAAAATTACTTCAAATGTTACTATTAAAGATTTAAAAATGCATTATACAGAAGCTAAATTAGTTCAATTATTAGAAGAAAAAGGCATAGGAAGACCTTCTACATTTTCATCTTTAATTGATAAAATACAAGAAAGAAATTATGTTAAAAAAGAAAATATTGAGGGAAAAAATATCCAATGTATTAATTTAACCTTAGACAAAAAAGATAATATAATAACTGAAAATATAGAAACCAAAACTTTTGGTAATGAAAAAAATAAATTAGTTATTCAACCAATTGGAATTCAAGTAATTGAATTTCTAATTAATCATTTTAATAATCTATTTATTTATGAATATACAGAAAATATGGAAAATAATTTAGATTTAATTGCAAAAGGTAACATAGATTATATTGAAATATGTAAAAAATATAATTTAGAAATTTTAAATTTAGTAGATAATACCAAAGATCTTAAAAAAGAAGAGATATGTATAGGTGAAAATCATTTTTATATAATTGGAAAATATGGTCCTATTATTAAATGTCAAGAAAATGGCAAAATTACATTTAAAAAAATTAAACCTGATTTGGATCATGAATTAATTAAAACTGGAAAATATAGTTTAGAAGAAATTTTAGATAACAGTGATAACAATCAAAATGGAAAATTTATTACTACATATCAAGAAAAGCCAATATATTTGAAAAATGGAAAATTTGGTATATATTTAACTTGGGGTGAAGATAATATATCAATTAAAAATATTAAAAAAGATTTAGATTTAATAACATTTGAAGATATTAAACCATATTTAGTATCTAAAATTATTAGAAAAATTAATGAAAATGTATCTATTAGAAATGGTAAATATGGAGATTATATTTTTCATCAAGATAAAAAAATGAAAAAACCTAAATTCTATAAACTTGATGGTTTTATTGAAGATTATAAAATTTGTAAAATAGAAATATTAGCTAATTGGATTAAAGAAAAATATAATATTTAAAATATTTGTTATCACTATGAAATGTTGTTTATATGCAAGAATATATAATGAAACTCCCTATTTAAATTTTTTTTTGGAATACTATTTTAATTTAGGATTTTCTAAATTTATTTTACTTAAAGCTGATAATGAGACCTATAATATTTCTAATAAATTTAAAAATGATGTAACTTTAATAAATATTAAAAATTTACCGAATGAACAAGAATTAGAAGATAATAGTAAATATATATTTCACAGCAATTGCGATTGGGTTTTTGGATGCGATATAGATGAATTTTTAATTATAGATAAAAAATTCACTAATATTCAAGATTTTATTAGTGAAAAATTATTAATTAATAATAATATTAATACTTTTTATTTTAGATGGATTCAAATTTTTAAATTAGATAATAATAATTATAATACTTTAAAAGATTTATTGCAAAATTATTTATTATTTAAGAATGAAAATATTAAATCTTTAGTTAAGATCTCTAGTATGATTTCTATGAGTCATCCTCATCACTTTATTTTAAATGAAAAAGAAACTATTTATTTTGAAAATAAAATATTAGATCAAAGACAATTAATACATAATTATAACCAATTATCTTATAAAGAAACTTTTATACTTCATTTAAATGTAAGAAATATAAATAATTTATTTATAAAATATATTGATAGTGGTAAAAATTGGAATATTCCTAATTATTATAAATTTAATCATCAAACTTTTGATAAGTTTTTATTAAATAATTCCAATAAATTTTTAACATTCGAAAATATAATAATTAATACTGGAAATAGGTGTGAAGAAATACATAAAACAGAAAATATAATAAATTTAAATTTAAATAATTATTTATTTTATAAAAGTAATTATAATTTATTTGATATTGAGAGAGAAAAAGAATTACTCTATAAAATTAATAAATTTTACAAAAATAATTTAACTAATTTTTATTTATTATTATATAATGTATTAGAAATTACAGATAAAAATAAAAATTTTTTTAAAATATAAAAAAAAATCGAATCGTTTATGGTAGGAGTTATAGTGGCACAGCAAAATATGACTGAAAGTTCAGCCATCGCATATATTTCACTCGATCCAGTTCGTCGTGAGATTAATGTTTATCCAAAGAATATCTCTCAAAGAATTGAGAAAAAGTATCAAGAATATTTAACTAATTCACAATTAAGTCAACATGATGTATGTATATTAGGAAAAGATTTCTTTAATGCAACTATTCATTTTCGACTTAATTTTATGTATCAAACTACACCAGGATTTGCTATGGGAAGAGCTGGATTTAAGCAACCAGGATATAGATCTGTGAAAAGGATTGTTCTTGATACAGATAAAGAATATACTGTTTATGGAAAACGGATAAATGGAGAATGGAGAATTTTAAATACATTAGATCAAAGTCATGAACAAATTTTTACAGGAACTATTCCAGATAGTGAAATTATTTATACAGATAATCTTGAAAATTTACAATTAAGTTATTGGGATCCTGTTATGTTTGATGAAGAAGAAGACAAAGATGTAATTGTTTGGCAATGGTGTAGAGGTATTCGAGAAAATCATCCTAATCTATTAAGTCTAGATGAAAGTTATTGGACACCTTATTTCTATGAACAAAATAAAAATATCGAAGAAGGATTTAATGAAGGTAATGATAGTGTAAGAATTACAATTCCTAATATAAATGAAAATTATATAATTTATTTAAATAATGGATCATATGGTTATCAAAAACATGAAACATATAATAAAAGACGAGAGATAAAAAGATTAATTATGAAGATTAGTGTTTTAAAAGAAAAGCTAAAAAATATGAATAAATTACTGGAACATGAAAAATTAATGGAATTAATTGATAAAGATGAAGAGGTTCCTAATGAATTTCTTTGTCCCATTAGTCAATGTATTATGAATAATCCAGTTAAGACTATTGATAATATGGTATATGATAGATCATTTATTGAGAAATGGTTTATTGATCATAATACATCTCCATTGACTGGTTTAGCATTAAGTGATAAAAAGTTAGAAGATTATATTGAACTTAAAATGCAAATAGATATATATATTGAAAGTAAAAAAGCAATATTAAATGTAGAAGAGGGAGAGATTAGTATAAGTTAAAACTTACTAGATTTTATTATAGGGTTATTAGTTTTT